TGAGAAGGATGTCATCCTATTGAGAAGGATGTCATCCTCAAAAAGAATCCATCCTGGAGATATAAAGGATTTAATGGTAAGGCTCGAAGCAGAAGGAAATGTTATGTATCCTTGAAAAGAGCTTTAGGAATATATAAGAGGTAATATGAGATTAATAAGAAGAAAGCAACTCAATCTGGAAATAAAAGTAAGAAGGAAAGAGGAAGAATTAGCACAAGGATGCCTTCCTGCACATATCAAGAGGTACACTCCTAAAAGCTATAAGGATGGAGCTGAAGGAATGATCAAATGGTGTAATGATTTTGTTCATGTTCCTGTCTATGCTGAAGGTGATGATATGGCTACCTGGGTCAGATTAGGAGCTTTATCTAATGTGCAGAATCCTAAGACAGGAAAGTCCTCTAAGGAAATGTGGGAGAGGCAATGTGATGTCCTTAGAGAAGCACTACAGATGAAGAATGAAAGATTCCTTTACAGACTTATAGTATTCTGTTGGCCTCGTGGTGATGGTAAATCCTTACTTGCTTGTCTTGTTCAGCTATGGAAGTTTTTCAATTGGCCAAGGCAACAGATAATGTTAGGAGCGAATAGTAAGGATCAAACTAAGTTTGTCCATTATGATATTATCAGAGACATTATCCTTAATTCACCGAGACTCCTGGAAATGATTGGTGGAGACAGGAACTTGCAGGAAAAGGAAATCAGATTGACTGACTCAGGAGGAAACGTCAGGTCTATTATCAGATCAATTTCATCCTTCTCTGGTATTGTTTCTAACATTACAGGATATACCTTCTCTGAAATCTTTGATATGAAGAACCCTAAGTTCTTTGTTCAGCTTGATGGATCAATCAGGACAATTCCTAATGCCTTAGGAGTAATCGACTCTACAGTATCAGCAAAAGATCATATCCTTTATAATTTGTATGCTAACTTTATTTCAGGAAAGAGTAAGACTGTTTTCTTTTCATATAGGTTTTCCAGAAGGGGAGGATTAGAGGATTACTGGAATCCTAATATGGATGAGGATCAATTAAAGGATTATGAAACAAAGTTTCCTGCTGCTGAGTTTGAGAGATACTTCCTTAATAAATGGAACTCAGGTAATATAAAGGTATTCTCCAAGGAAATGATTGCAGAAATAGGATTGATAGGAAGTGATGGATATATCCTTAATCATGAGAATACTATTCAAATCCTTGAGGATAGAAGCAAAGTTGAAGAAACAATTGAGGATATTAATAAGAATAATGTAGCAGATAATCAAAAAATAAGACCTATCCTTAATCAAAAACATGAATTCCTTTCAAATAGATTGCAAAGTATGGAAAATTTATACATATTAAAGGATGAATATGGATCAAATAATAGGATGCCGAATCAAAAATTAGTAGAATTAGGTAATAAATTTAATACAGATTGGGCAATAATAGCCGGTATGGATATGGCTGATCCTTACTCAATCAGAGGAAAAGCAAGGTCTATTGTCATGGCTTTTGCTAAAGGATTGCCAGGAAGTAAGGATAATCCTTACATTTCAGAAAATTTAAGTCCTAAATACATCTATTTACTCCTTTCAATTGTGGTAGCAGGAAAGAACTCTATTGACAATATAAAAGATATCCTTGAGGAGTTCGATACTGAGTATGCCGGAATAGACACTATTTGTTCTGAACGATATGGTGTGTGGGATATGGCTAAATGGGCTGAGGAAAAGAATATTACCTTTGAACCAGTCTTTCCTACCTATGACAGACAAAGAGAAGCATTCAAGGAGTTCTATAATGCTATTAAAGAAGGAAGACTAAAAGCTCCTAAAATCTATGTTCCTGGTTCTAAACAGATGGATATCTTTAGAGAGGAATTAGGAAACTTTGATCATGATCCTGACTCTAAATGGTTTGGCTCCTCAGAGAAAATGGAAGTCAGAGGTATTCAGGATGACTCTGTATTTGCAGGAATGTGGACATTGTTTGGAGGAAGGCTACTCACAGCCGCAGACTTCAGACCTCGTTCTCTTACAGACCAGAGCTTTGGGGTATTCCAGGACAACAGAAATTTAATAGGAACTTACAAATAATGCTTGACACAACCTTTATATATATAGTATAGCTGCAAATAAGGTGGTGCGTTGATTTACATAGGCTTCGCCCACGCCAAAACAAAATAGGAATTAGATTTGATGACTTAATCGAGTCTAATCAGTTTCAGGAATAGTGGTTGGTTATCCAAGGTTCCATCTGCTTGCTCCTCTGTCCAAGATTCCTGAACTCCTTGTTTACTGGTTGATAGCCGTGTACCATGGATTGGCAGTTAGTAAGACCTTATTTGACCGGACTACATTCAGGCGGTCTCCTGAGTCAGGATTCAGGAATAATCTTGTTATCAGGATATACAGTTCTAAAAAATGCTAATAAGTAGTGCCAGGAATGATCACAGCTTAACAAACTCATTGATTTCCTGGTGGCGTCCTTCCGCCAGTATAGAGGGAGCAGAGTGGGTTGGCCTCCACAGTCCAGAGACGAAAGTCGGACGACACAAGGTGAACTGGTAAAGCGAGGATAAGGTTGCAGAATGTTCTGCATTGAGGATTTGGATTCAATGGTTTTAATCCTGAAAAAAATTGTATTTTCTTGATTAAAATAATTTGAATAAAATTTGAATAGATTCCGGATTCAAAGCCAACCCTCCAACCAGCAGAACTCAACGCCTGAATTTTTTTCTTTTTCCCAGATATCCTACAGTGAGGTTAAAATGAAAGATACAGTACGACTTCCTGCAATACAAGACGATGAATTCTTTAGAAACTTGAATGAGGATGAATTAAGAGGTATGAAGTTCACAATGCCTTGGCAAGTAGATTCATTCAATGGTGAATATGTTGATCCTGATGGTTTCTTATCCTCATCTGAAATACCTACCGAACAATACTCCCGAGAAGAACTTCAAAAACATTGTTGGGACAAATTCCACAAAAATCCTCAAATCAATACTTCAGTCCGGGGTCTCATGGGCAGACTCACAGGTATGGGGTTTGAAACATCGTCAGAAATTCACGAAATCAACGAAGCAATTAAAGAGATTGAGTATGATCCACGCAATAGGCTATACAACTATATGCCTAAATTTGTGGCACGCTCAAACATAGAGGGAGAGCTATTCCTTTGCCTTACATGCCATGAAGATGGTTTCATCGAGATCGACTTTATTGATCCATCAACCATTTCAGGAGGTGGCGATGACGGTACAGGTATTATTTTCCATCCTTCTAAACCCCTCTTTCCTCTGTTTTATAATATTCTTACTAATCAAAAGACATCACTTGAAAAAAGCGTTGAGCAAATTCCTTCAATCAATATTGCACGTTATCCTGAATTAGCAACTCTTGATAGTTTACAAGGTGTTTCATACGAACTGCAAAAGAACAGTAAAAAGAACAAACGAAATCCTTGGAAGAAATTAGGATACTACTATAAGTTCATCGTTGCTTGGGACAAAGGATTCATGACACGCAGAGCAATATCCTATTTGAGAACAACACTTGAATGGCTGAATCACTATGAGAACTTGAAGAAATATGAAATAGATCATAAACGTTCCTCAGGAAGTTACCTTTGGGTATTCCAGATTGAGGACCCCAGGACATTTAAACTTTGGCTTGCATTAACACCGGAACAGAAAGCAAAAACTGGAATTATGGCAAAGAAAACTCCTGGAGGAACTCTGGTAATTCCTCCAGGAATTAAAGTTGTGGCATTGAATCCTAATTTACCAAAGATCAGTGATGCAGACACAGACATCATGGAGATGGTTGCTTCAGGATTGAATGAGCCATCTGATATCCTTACTGGATCATCCAAAGGAACTTTTGCATCGGTAAAAGCCAGTCGTGGACCAATGACTGACAGGACATCCGATGAGATTGCTTATTTTGATCGTTTCCTGAAATACGATTTATGGGCTTCCATATTCTTCCTGAAACATCAAATTGTGAACTTTCCTTTAACTTTCAAGTCGAATGAGGCAGTAGGATTTAATGAAAGTCAGGAACCGATCTTCAAGAAAATAGTTAAAAAACCTGAATTCCTGATTGATATATCATATCCTGTATCTGAGAATAGTGATACTGAAGCACAAGCAAGAGCATTCCTTGGAGTCAAACATGGAAACATGAGTGAATCCTTAGGAATACCCAACTCATATATTGCGAAGAAGATTGGTATTGGCAGTTATGGCAGACGAAGATTAGAAAAAGCAACTGAGGATAATAAGTATCCTGAATTAGTAATCGAATCTGATGCTGCTATGATGGGAGAAAATCCTCAGGAATCCAATCAAGAAAAGACACTGGAACAGCCAACTAAAAACGCTGCACAAAAAAAGAAGAAAAAATTAGTTGCCAAAAAAGTTGTTGACAAAGGAAATAATTCTGCTAAATAAGGATTTACAAGGGAATATAATATCCTTTAGAGAGAGGAAGAAATTATGACTATTGAAAACAAACTTGTCCCTAAGGGGGCTATGCAACTGATTGATCAAGGATGTCATGCAGAGATGATCATGTCGAAGGATGCTGAAGGTCAGGATTCTTCGAAATTAAACATGACTGTTTACTCTGGTGGCGTAATTAAAAATCACTGGTATTGGGATGATCTGGTAATGGATTTGGATGGAGTCAAATTGTCAAAGTCCAAATATCCTGTACTTGAAGATCATGACACATCCAGGAAAGTGGCTTTTTCAGGAAAACCGATGGTAAAGGAAGGAAGATTAGTAATCAATCCTGATTCTACCATTTTTGTTGATACGGAAGTCAGTCGGGAATTTCAGAAATTGTCCAAGCAAGGTTTTCCTTTCCAATCAAGTCTCCGTGGTGTTCCTAAAAGAGTCGAAAGAATTGAAGAAGGCTCAGAGGCTATGGTGAATGGTTTCTCTTTGAAGGGACCAGGAACCGTATGGAGAGAATGGGAATATATGGAAGGATCTGTCTGTGTCTTTGGTTGGGATGACAAGACCAGTGCTTCAGCTTTTTCGAAAGAGGAAATCGCATTAGATTATGAACTAATTGATACAAAATTGGCTAAACCCTCAAAGGAGGATAAGAGAATTATGAACATTGATCAATTTAAGAAGGATCATCCTGATCTTTATGCTGAGATTGTGAAATCGGCAACGGATCAGGCTATGAGTTCCTTTTCTGCCAAAGAGAATGAATTCCTTTCCACTATTACTCAGTTGAATACTCAGCTTTCTGATAGTGCGAAACAGATTCAGGAACTTGCGAAAAGAGATGCTTTGAGAACTGAAAGAGAAATCTTTGCTGAATCAGAAGTAATCTGGATGCAATTGCTTACCAAGAGTGAAATTCCTGAAAGGATGTTTGGAAAGGTCAAAAAGAATGTGGACTATTCCAAGTTCGTGAAGGATGAGATTCTGGATAAGGATGCTTTTTCTGCTGCCATCAATGAGGAATTGAAGGATTGGTCTGAATTCATGAGTTCGAAATCTGAGTCTCCTGTTCAGGGAACTGGTTTTTCGAAACGTGACATCGATACCAAACCTGTCCTGGCTGAGGAAAACAAGAAAATTGCTGATGACCTTTTTGCTTTGGCAGGAACGAAATAAAAGGAGGTAGATGATTATGCAAGGTGATTCTCCAAACATTAACTATGGTCCCCTTCAGACTGATTACAGACGTTTATTCTATTCAGATGAAGCGGTGTGTCTTATCATTCCTATTCAGTTAGCTCCTGGATATGGAATTGTGAAAGCCGGTACTGCACTTGCTAAAAACACTTCAGCACTGGCAACCGGAAATACTGCAAAGTTTTTTCCTTATTCTCCGGCTACAATTACTGGTGCTGAGAATGCTGCTGGTCGTGCGTATCTGGTTCAGGATTCAGGAACGGCTACCAATCTTCTGTATGTAACTCTTGAGGATTCCTACAAGTTTAAAGTCGGTGACGATCTTATGATTATCGACAATACGACTTCAGGAGAGAATCTCGGTGCTATTACGGCGATTGATCGTACCACTTTCACTAACAAAGCAAAAATCACCACCACAACGAATGTTGGTAGCACTTCCTTTACTGCTGCACGGTTTGCGTTTGTGGCTGCTGAAGGATATGATGCTTGCGTTGGTATCCTTGGCAAATCTGTTGACACTGGTGTTGGTTCCAAAGCGGTGGGTGCTCAGGCTTCTTTGCTTCTGAAGAACTTTGTCCTTTATACTGCTGGATTGATCAATGTCGATTCTGCGGCGATTGCTGATCTTTCATTGTCCTCTATTGGACTTTATACTTATAAATAAAAGGGAGGATGTTTTATTATGCCAAGAGGAATTGGTGATATTGCTGATCTTCGTTTGGAGGTTCTTCAGGACTTCATTACTCGTTTTACGACTCCTCCTGAACTCAAACTCATGAATTTGTTCGGATCAATCAATGCGATTTCTGATTCAATCCGATGGGAATCCCAAGAAGGTGGGAGAGGACTTGCTCCTTTCGTACCGCCCGGTGTTCCTTCTCCAAGAACTGCTCCTTATGGAGTAACCAAACACAGTGCAACGGCTGCCACCTGGAAAGAAAAGATGTATTTTGACGAAGAATTCCTTAACAATCTTCGCAAACCAGGAACCGACAACACTTATTTGGATGCGAAAACCAGACTTGCAAGAGAATTGGCACAGCTTACTTATCGTTCCATGCGTAGGAAAGAGTGGATGTTCGCCAAAATGATGTTTAATGGCGCAATTACCTATGATGTTACGGGCGGGATTAAGGCCAGTGTTGATTATGGACTTCCTTCATCTCATAACGTCACGTTGACCACGAATTATATGTGGGATGCAACTGGTGCAAGTGCTACGGTGGATATCCTTGGTGACATCATTGATGCCAAGAAAACCATCAAAGATGCTACGGGTGCGTATGTGGAAGTTGCCATGTGTACCAGTACAGTCCTGAAATATTTGGCACAGGATTCAACTATTCAGACACTCCTTCAGAAATCCCAGTTTGGTAATGGGGATTTGTTCTCCGGAAGCAAAAACAAACTGTTGGGTGTGAATACTCAGGTCATTCAGTCCTTGCTTGATATTCCTCGACTTGAAATCTATGATGAACAGTATGAAGTTCGAGCATATCTCACTGGTGCAGTTACCGGCGGTTCCACCACTGTGGTTTCAGTTGAGGATGTCTCTGATTTTGAAGTTGGTGCTTATGTCCGGTTTGTGGATGTGTCTGCCGGTACATGGGAGGATGAACTTATTGCTTCCATTCAGACTGAAGCAAGTACCATCACTGTGACAGCCGCCCCTACTGCCAGTTTCAAAGCCGGTGAGGATTTCGTTTTTATGCGGAAAACCTTCCTTCCTTCCAATAAGTTCATCATGTTTGCTCCGAGAGTTGAAGGCAAATCCATTGCTGAATACATGAATGCTCCTTATGGATTGAATCGTTCCTATGGTATGCAGGTTGATC